CCGCCGCGGCCGCGCTGCCGGCGGCCGCCCCGAACACGCCGACGCCGGCGGCCGCGCCGACGCCGGTCGCGACAAGGGCCACCGCGCCCACGACGAGCGCAGCGGTGCGAAGCGTCTTCGACATGCGCCCTACCTTGGGTCGACGCGCCAGGCGGCGACGAACGCGACCGGCTGCAACACCGCCGCGCCCACCACATCCTCATGATAGGCGACCACGCGGCCGTTGCCGACCGCGACCGCCAGCGATCCCAGCCGGTCGGTCGCCGGCAGCAGCAGGACATCGCCCGCCGCCGCGGCCGCCGGCGGGATCCGTGCGAGGCCGAGCGCGTCGAGCGCATCGGCGATCGACGCATGGCCCGCCGCCGCCAGCGCCTTCAGCGCGCCCGGCACCGTCCGGTACGAACCGCTCGGCGGCAGCTTCACCCGGTAGCCGAGCCGCCGGAGATGCGAGGCCACCATGCGGACGCAGTCGGATGTCCCCAGCTTCAGCGGCCGGGTCGACCAGGTGTCGAGCGTGGCCTGCGCGGCGCGGACGCGACGGACCATCGGAAAGTCGCCATCGGTCATGCCATCGCCTCCCGCCCGCGATCGGCCATGCCGCCGCTATTCTGGTAGGCGATCGCGCCATTGGTGCCGGCGACGCCCCAGAAGACGGTTTCCTGCACGCCGGTGACGAAATCGAGCCCGGCCTCGCCCGGCCAGACCGACCGGTGGAAGCCGGGCGACAGCCGCACGCGCTCGTCGTCGGTGAACAGCCGCTCGAACGCCGAGACGACCTCATAATCGAGCGACCGTCCGGTGCCGGTGCTGCGCAGGACCGGCACGTCCAGCTCGCCGAGGAAGAGCAGGGTCGGGTCCGGGATGACCAGCCCGGTCAGCCGGTCGAGCGCGCCCAGATGGATCGTGACCGGCGCGCCCTGCATGGTCGGCGCGGCGAGGTCCGCCGCCGCCGCGTCGCTCGCGGGTAGCAGCGTGATCGTCAGCGCGGGCGCGTCGTCGCCCATGCCGTCCGTCAGATTCTCGATCGACGCCAGCGTGCCATAGGTCGGATCGCGGCCGACATAGGTCTTGCCGCCGAACGTCACCATGCCCGCCCCGTCGAGCAGGTTGATCTGGCGACCGGGCAGTTCGATCGAGACCGCGCCGAAGAGGATCGGCGCGGGACCGCGCAGCGCGGCGTCCATCTGCGGGGAAAGCTGGGTCATGCGATCTCCGTGATGGTGAAGGTCAGGCCCTGCATGCGGGCGCGGACATGGGTCCAGGCCGCGCGGTCGCCCCCCGGCTTGCCCTCGATCATCGGCCGGGCGACGTCGCAAAGCGCACCGTCCCCCGGTCGGATGCGCAGCATCGGCGCGACCGGGAGCGTCAGACGTCCGTCCGCGCCGGCGACGGTCGCCGCGGTCGCCATGTGCAGATAGCGGCGACCGCCGTCGCGCACGGGGAAGAACTGCCCGCGGCGCATCGCATAGCCCGGCGCGAAACCGCGGATCCGGAGCAGCGAACCGGACTGGCCCGCGCCGTCGACGACCGGCGCGCCCGGATCGCCGATTTCGAGCCCGGGTTGCGGAAACGGCATGGCGACGACGCCGCCGGTCATCCAGGCCTCGACCAGCGCCGCCACCCACAGCCGGCCGTCGGGCTCGGGCTTCAGGCGCGGGGTGGTCACCGTCATCGCGAAGCGGTTGCCGATCCGGGCGAGAAACTGTTCCTCGCCGCCCATCGTGGGCGTCAGCCAGCCGCCGAAGATCCGCGGCTCGGGCGTGGCGCTGAGCGGCAGCGGCGACGATGGCAGCAGGATCGCCATCAGCCGATCCGCCGCCGGGCGGCGCGCGCGGACGCCTCGCGCGCCATCGCGCTGCCGCCGATCATCGCCTGTTGCGCATAGCCGGCGGCGATCGGCGTCGCGATCTCGGTGACATGCACGTCGAACAGGTCGCCCTTCACCACCTCGACGCGCAGCGTGCGCGGCGGATCGTTGGCGGCCGCCAGCATCTGCCGGCTCTTCGCGGCCGGATAGATACGCGTCCCGTTCGGCAGGTCGGCAATCTCGGGGCCGTTTTCGTTGACCCAGGTGAGCCCGCCCGACCAGCGCTCGGTCCCCGCGGCGTTGAAGCCGATCGGCGCAATCGACGCGGCCGCCAGGATCGACGACGACACGCCTTCAGTGACGTTCGGGGCCAGGGCCGGGCCTCCGCCGCCGAACAGGCTGGCCAGCTTGCCCAGCGTCGGCAGTGCGCTGCCGCCGTTGAGCAAATTCTTGATCGGGTTGAGCAGCGCCAGCTTGAGGAATTCCGACTTCAGTTCGGCGAGGATCGTCTTGCCGGCATTGCCCCAGCTCGACCAAGTGTCTTCCGACAGCACCGTATCGACGAAGCGTTCGCCGAACCCGCGCAGCTCGTCCATCGTGGCCGATGCCAGCTTCAGCGCCGCGTTCATCCGCGCCTGCGCATCGACCCCGTTCAGGATCTCGATCGCCTCGCTGCCGGCGAGGTCGACGCCGCGGCTGCGCAGGTCGATCTCCAGCTTCAACCGGTCGAGGATCGCCTCGCGCTTCTCGCCGGACAGGCCGACCAGTTGCAGCTCGCGGGCGGCGAGCGCGGCCGTGTCGGCCTGCGCGTTGCGGATCCCGGCCATATAGCCGGCCTGATCGGCGGCCTGCTTCGTCCGGGCCTCGGCCACCTTGTTCGCGACATAGCCGGCCCGCACCGGATCTTCCTCCGGCAGCGCGGCATAGCGGTCGGCCGCCTCGCGCTCGGCGGCGCGGCGCGCGATCTCGACCGCGCCGGCGCCGGTGCGGTCGCGGGCGAACTCGATCTGGTCGCGCATCCCGAGGATCGCGTCGTCGGTGGCATGGGTGGCGAGGATGGCGGCGGATCGCTGCTGCTCGCCATTCGCATCCGCCTGCGCCTTGCGATAGGCGGCGACGATCGTCGTCAGCCGGGCGAGCGCGTCGCCCTGTACCACCGCCTGCAACGCGATCAGCGGGCGCAGCGCCGCCTCGTCCGACAGCATGTCGTTCATCTGCGCCGCCAGCGCCGTGCCGTTCAGCACCGCATTGTTGACGGCCGCGCGCACCGTCGTCTCCTCGCGCAGCGTCGCCACCGATCGCGCACCGGCCGCGGCGCCCTCGCCGACGCGCAGCGCGAGTTCGCGCGCGACCTGCGCGTCGACATCGATGCCCTTGCGCGTCGCGTCGGTCAGCGCCTTGCGGCGGATCTCCGCCGTCATGCCGGCGGCCGAACTTTTGAGATAGGCGTCGCCGACGTCGAGCGCGGCCTGCGCGCCGACGCGCATCGCCTCCGCCTCGCGCGCCTGCGTCGCCGCACGGCCCGCGCCGGCACGGCTGGCCTGGGCGAGGGCGGCGCCGCTGCGCGCGTGCGCCGCGGCTTCGGCATTGGCGGCGGTGATCACCTGCCCGGCCTGTTGCAGCCGTTCGCGCGCCGCCGCGGCCGCGGCTTTTTCCTGCGGCGTCCGCGCGCGCGCCACCACGAGATCGGCGCGATCGAGCGCGGCCTTGCGCGCGGCCGGCGTCAGATAGGTCTCGACCGCATGGGTATAGGCCGCCAGCGTTTCGCGCGCGTCGTCGAGGCCGCCCGCCTTGGCGAGATCGCGGACCGCGGCCGGATCGTTCAGCACCGCCGCGAGCTTCGCCCGGTTCTGCTTCAGCGCGCTGAGCGCATCGTCGCCGGTATAGGCGCTGATCAGCGGTGAGGCCTGTCCGACCCGCTTGTTGGTGGCGGCCTGCGCGGCGCGCCCGGTGGCGGCGGCGATCTTGCCGACGAGGTTGTCCGCCTCGCGCTGGATGTCCGTGTCGGACATGCCGACATAGGCGGCGGACCGGAACGCGCCGCCAAGATCGCCGATCTTCGGGTTCCGGCGATATTGCTGTTCGGCGCGCAGGTCGTTCAGCCGTTGCGCGTCCGCCGGGCCCGACACTGCCAGATCGATCGCGCGGCCCATATGATCGAGCGCACCCGACGCGGCACGTTCGACCGCGTCCCAGGCGCGCGACAGCCCCATGACATGGTCGGACGCGCCGGCGGTGGCGACGCCGACCGCGTCGATCAGCACGCGCTGCGCGTCCTGGACGCGATTTTCCTCCAGCAAGGTCTGGATATGCTGGGTGGTGACCGCGTCGATCGCGCCGAGCTTCAGCCGGAGATCGTCGGCACCCTTCGCCGGATCCGCCAGCGCATCGGTCAGCGCCTTCGCCCCGCCGGCGGCGTCGGTGCCGAGCGCGGCACCCAGATCCTTGGAGATGCCGATCGCCTTCGCCATCGTCTCGCCGCCGGCGACGCCGACCGCGACGAAGCCGGCCTCCATCTCGCGCGCGGCCGCGACACTGACCCGGCCCGCCGCCGCGCCCGCCTCGGCGCTTTCCTCAAGCTGCCGCACGGTCTGCCCGGTGACCGCGCCGAGACCGACGGCGAGCGTCTCCAGCTTCGCCTGCGCACTGGCATAATCATACCAGGCCTTGGTCGCGACGATCGCGGCGATCGCGGTCGCGCCGAGCGCCAGCCGCATCGGCGTCAGCAGGCCGGTAACCTTCGCGGTCGCGCCGCCGACGCCGTTCTCGGCGACCAGCGCGCCGCCCGCCTCTTTCGCCTTGTCCTTCACGCCGTCCAGCGCGCCGCCGGTCTGCTGCGCCGCCTGTTCGACCGTACCACCGGATCGCACGCCGGCTTCGCCCATCGCGTCGATTCCCGCCACGACCCCGTCGCTGCCGAACAGCAGCGCCTTGATCCTGGCGAGGCCGCCTTCCTCGACCGCGAACGCCTGCAGGACCTGCGGCCCCTGCTGCATCGCGATCTGCAACGGGCTCGCGCCGGACGCCCCGGACGCGACGATATCGGACGCGGTATAGATCAGCGTCTGGCGCTGCATCGTCGACAAGGCATGGCTGGTGCCGGTCTGTCGCGCGATCGCCGCGCGGGTCTCGTCATATTCGCGGCGCGCGCGCGCCTGCGCAGCGGTCAGTTGCTCGGTGGTGAGCAGTTCCAGCCGTTGCAGGCGCTGATAGTCTTCGAGCTTGTGATTCAAGCGATCCTGCGCGGCGCCGAGCGGGTCGAGTTCCGCCTTCAGCAGCGCCGCGCGGCTGCGCGCGGTGTCGAGATCGCGATGATAGGCATTCACATGCGCATCGGCCGCGCTGCCCGCCAGCCGCGCGTCCCGGAGCGCCTGTTCGGCGCGGCCACGGGCATCGGCGAGGTCCTTGGCGGTGAGGATGCCGGCACGTTCGGCAAGCGCGACCTCCTCCAGCGCGCGGGCGTAACGCTGCTCCGCCACCCAGAGCGGATCAATCGCGGCCTTCAGTTTCAGCGCGGTGGCTTCGGCGCGTTCCTGCTGGCCGAGCAGATCCGCGAACGCCGCCGCCGAGGCCCGCGCCGATCCCTCATATTGCGCCATCGCGCGCGCCGCGCCCGGCTGTTCCAGCACGCCGCCGCGCGCGGTCGAGCCGTTCGCGGCCTCGATCTGCATCTGGATCGCGGTCTTCGGCGTGATCGCCGCAATCTTCGCCGCCGCGGCCGCCAGCCGCGCCTGGGCTGCCTCGGCATCGTCGACCGCGCGGTCGAACTGGTTCTTCACGCGCTGCGACTGCGTCTCGGCGGTCGCGCCGACCGCCTGGAACGCCTCCTCCCCCGACCGGCGGAAGGCGGCGAACTCGGCCTTGGCCTCGCTGCCGCCGCCGACGGCGAGGCGGATCGCGATCTCATTCGCCATCGCGGTCTCCTTCCACGCCATCGGACGGGGTGATGATCGCCGCCTCGACCCGCGGCAGGACATCGGCCAGCAGCGCCATGTCCACGCCGCGCGCCGCGCCCAGCATCAGCACCGCGCCGAAATCGACGCCGACTGGCCGGGTCACGACCCCGTCCGGCGTCGGGACCGACGCCAGCCGCAGCTGCGCGCCGGCGTCAGCGATCAGTTGCCAGACCGCTTCGCCCGCTTCCGTCGCGGGCTGCTGCTTTTCGTAGGGGCATTGCCGGCAACGGCCGTTCCGTCCGGCGTCGCAGGTGAGCCGGCAATATCCGGCGCCGCCGTCGCCCTCGCCGAAATGCCATCGGGCGAGGGCGCATATCCGTTTTTTTCCGCGTCCAGCCGCGTCCAGGGCAGGACATATTCACGGTCCGCCGCCTCGACGAGCCGCGCATCGGCGAGGAACAGCGAGATCGTGCCGGGCTCGACCCGGAGCAGCGCGCCGTCCTCGTCGCGATGCTCGACGTCATGGGTCGGGGCGACGATCTCGCCGGCGAGATTGCCGATCCCTTCCCATGCGCGGATTCCGGCGCGGATCAGGGCCTGGGTGAAGGCGTCGCCGGCATCCTCCATCGCGTCCGGGCCGCCCGTGCGGAGGATCTCCGCCACCGCGCGGCGCGCCTGGCGCAGCGCCTTCGGCCCGACCGGCGCGAACGCGACGCGGACGGCCGGGCGATCGCCGATCGCGGGGATCAAAGTCTTCCATTCGGGACCGGCGGCCGCCGGATCGAGTTTATGCATCGATCCACTCCAGCCGGACGGCGCGTTCCTCGTCGACGATCCTGAACCGGTCATCCTCGCGGACGAGATTGCCGTCGCGCGTCTCGAACCGGGAGATCGTGCCCCGATCGGTATCGACGGCGAGGACGCACGGAATCGTCTCGCCGGTTTCGGCGTCGAGGACGCGGATCCGCTGCACCTGCGGATCGCCGGCGGCGAGCCGGGTCGGCAGCGGCGTGGCGGCGGGGGTTTCGTCGGTCATGTCGGGGCTCCGGATGTTCGGGATCAGTAAGCGGCGACGTCGTTGACCAAGGTCGCGGTCAGCGTGTTGCCGAGCGCGCCCGACGCCTGCCAGTTGGAGGTGATCTGGATGCCGGACGGGCCGGAGATCGGCTTCTTCGCGCGCGGCAGGAACACGCGCGGCACCGCGAACAGCAGGCTGGCCGTGCCCTGCACCCAGCCGAAGGATAGGTCGATCGGCGTGCCGTCGACCGCCGCGTTGTATAGATCGAGCGTGGCGAAACGGATCGTCAGCGACCCGGTCATCCCCACCTTCAACGGATCCGCGCCATCGATGCGGCCGTCGTCGCGGATCGTCTCGACCTTCTCCAGATTGTTGGAGAAGGTGAAATCCGCCGCGGTGACGCCGCCGAGCTGGACGCCGGCGCGCCTGATCGATCCCGTCGCCTGCTGGAAGCGCGGGCCGGTGAGCGAGGCCGGCGTGCCGCCGATGCTGACCGCCTGCGGCCGCGTCTCGCCCTGCGCGATCATGCCGATCGTCGCGTTGAGCATGCCGCTGCGCGTCATCGACACGCGGAGCTGGTTGGCGAGCGCACCGTAATTGGTGGAAAAGCTGGGGACCTCCGGATTGCCGACCTCGATCGAGGCGGCCGGCAGCGTCGCCGCGCCGGACTTGAAGACATGCGTGCGCGGATCCGTGCCGGTGCCGCTGGTGGTCGGCGCGCCGAGCAGCAGCTTCAGCCAGAAGCCGAACGCGCGCGTGTCCATCGGCACGACGATGTCGCCATCATTGGTCGCGACGTCATAGGTCGGGTCGAGACCTTCGCGGCCGAAGCCGAGCTGGTCGTCCTCGATCAGCGGGCGCTCCTCGCCGAGCGCGTTCGAGACGAAGGGCAGCTTGCGGAAGCCGGACGCCGGCGTCGCGCCATAAGTGGTTTCGTAGGCGGCGTTCTGGACCGCGTTGATGCCGAGAGCACGTCCGCCCATGAGCAGGATCCTTTCAGTTCAGGGGATCGGTGGTGGCGTAGTGGGCGACGATCACGAGATCGGCGCCGCCGGCGACGGCGGTCCCGTCGGCGCCGATATCGTCGGTGCCGGGCGCCAGCGCCTCGAGATGGTCGCACAGCCCGCCCAGCGTCCGGTCGGCGGCGATCGCGACGCCGATCCGGCCGAGCATCGTGTCGACGACGGCGTCGGCGGTCTGGGTGGCGGACGGATAGCCGGCGAGTTCGAGCGGGATCCGGTGCGCGAAATGATAGGTTGGCGGGCTGAGATCGACTTCCGGTTGACCGGGATCGCCGGCGCGGACGACGACGCGGCCGCCCGGCGCGATGCGGTCCGGTTTCGCCGCACCGTTATCGAGCCCGCGCACGTCCGCGCCGGGCAGCGCGGCCGCCACCAGCGATTTCAGCGCGAGCAGGACGCGGAGGCGCTTGGACATCGCTATCTCCCGCGTTGCGCGACCAGGCCCGGCAGCCGGCCGATCCATGTCCGACCCAGCGCTGGCGGATCGATGAGTTTGGGCAGCTTCACCGTGCGGCGCAGGACGAACATCAGCAGGCGCCGGACCTGCCGGCCCTGCGCGACGCGGCCTTTGGTCCGTCCGCGAAAGCCGGCGCCGTTGCGCGCCGCGATGACGTCGATGAAGGCGAGCAACCCGCCATTCCGGCCGCGCAGGACGATCAGGTCGCCATTGAAGAAATTCTCGACCTCTTCGGGGCTCATCCGCCCGCCGCGTAAGGTCCGGCCCGACCGGTCGACCCGCCGCCGGGCGCGCGGCACGTTCTTCGTCGGGATCCAGAGATAGTTGGCGCCGTGCGCGGGCCGGATCGTCGCGCCCCGGCTGAACGCGTCGATGATCGCGACGGCGTTGGAATAGACATAGCCGGCCGGCGACAGGCTGCTGCCGCCGGTCGGATAGCTGACCCCGCGCCAGCTATTCGCGAGCCGCGTGCCGAGCCCGGCCGCGACCACCTGCCGGCGTAGATCCCCGGTCAGTCCCGCCGTCGCTTCCTGCATGCCGCCGGTCAGGCGATCGGCGAGGCCGGCTTCCGCCCGGTCGGCGATCGCGCCGAAATCGGGGAGCGCGATCGAGAAATCCATCAGCCGACGGGCTGGAGATCGCAGGTCCAGGTCAGGCCTTCGAGATCGATCATCGGTTCGGACGCCAGCAGGAAGGCGCCGTCGGCGACCGGCGTGCCGGCGTCGTCGAGCAGCCGGACCGCATCGCCTTCCGCCGGCGCGGGGACGGCGGCGCGCATCAACTGGACCTGGTCGGACCGCATGACGAGCCGGCCCTCGCCGAAAGCGGTGCGGACGTCGGGACCGCCACGGATGACCCGCGTCGCGATCGCCGCCCCACCACCGGCCGGCAGGAACGAAGCGGCCGAGGAACCCGGCCCCGCGAAGATCGCCTCCAGCGCGGTCTGGAACGGATCGGACATCAGGCGATCTGGCCGGTCAGCAGCACGCGGCCGACAA